GAATTATGAAGGATACTTTTAATAATATCATTATTAGAAATACTACCAATTAGATTATTATCATCAAATATTTTATAGATATCATCATTAATTTCAATATAATTAGAATTAGATGATAAAAAACCACCATTCATATTATTAAAATTATTATTATTATTATTATCATTATGATTAAAAGTAAATTTATGACTGACGATATCATCTTTATCGATAATTTGTTCTACAATAGTTTTATTAATATTAAGACCACCATTTTGATTATTTAGATTATTTATATTATTTTGATTATTTAGATTATTTAGATTAATATTAGTATTTAATGATTCTAAATTATTATTATTATTATTATTATTAGAATTAATATTAGGATTATTATTAATGATATTATTTTTAATTTGGGAGATAAGTATATTTTCTTCTGAATGTTTTATAAAAGATTTGATAGGACGTGTATTAAGCATATAATATATAATATATGAATAAAAATATTAAATATAATAAAATATATAGTTTATAGGATAAAATTTTTTTTTTAAAATATTAATAATTTTATATGGAAAGAACCAGATATTATATAATAAGGGGAGAATATGATAAATTGAATAATATAATAATGAATATGGAGATAATAATAAATAGGAATGAGAGGATATTAATGTATAATAGTATAGAGAATAAACAGATATTAAGTGAAATATTAAAAAATTTGAATGAAATATATAATGACAATATAATAAATTATAATAACAAAGAAATAACAGAATATAGAGATAATTATAAAATGTATAATGAGAAGAAGAGGATAAATAAGTTATTAAAAATAGAAAAAATCATAAATTTTAATCCATATATAAATATTAAGAGGAAATTATTATTATTATCAAAGATAGTAGGATTAACGAATATAAATGATTTATTATATTTAGAATTAGATTATGATATAGAATTAATAGATGATGAGGATAATAAATTAAATATATTAAATGAAATAATAAATATAATAGATTATGAGATAAATATAATAAAGGATAAAAATAATAGAAAAGAGATAAAGATAAGTAATAAAATAATAAAAAATGGGATAATATTAGATAATGGATGTGAAATAGAAATAGAGATAGAGAACAAGAATATAAAAATAATAGGATATATAGAAAATTTAAATATAAGAGGTAAAATGATGATGATAGAAGATAATAGATATATAAAAAAGAAATTAGAAGAGATAAATATAATAAGAGATTTATATGATGGGAATGAATTAAAATTTGTGGAGAGATATATAAAAAATATAAAAATGGCGGAGATATTAACATTAAATAAGCAGGAATTAATAAGGAAGATAAATAGTGAGTATAATAGATTAAAGGAGTTAGAGAATATGGGGATAACGAAATTAATAAAGACATTTACAAAATCGACGAATAATATAGAGGAATCAATATTAAATATGTATAATATAATAAAAATATTATTATTAGGGGAAAACAATAGTAATTTATTAGCGAGTTTATTATATAATTTATTAAAAGATAAAAAGAATAATTTGGATAATATAAGTGATATAATATATAATAATATGACAATAGACAATCAGAAAAAATTAAAAAAATCCATAATAAATATGAATTTATATTTAGATAAAATAAAATTAATAACATCGAACGAGGTAGATTTAAAAAAGAAGATATTATTATCAAAGAATTTACCAGAGAATGCAAAAAAAATATGTTTAGAAAGATTAGAAGAATTAAAAAATTCGAATAATGAAACATATAAGATAAAAGTATATATAAATACATTATTAGATTTTCCGTGGTTAAGTGAAGATGATGATAATTTATTTAGGAATTTATCAAATAATAATGAAAATTCAATAAATTTTTTAAATGATATGGAGAATAAATTAAATAAAGAAATATACGGACATAAAGAAGCTAAAACCAAAGTAATTCAGATGTTAGGGAAATTAATATCAGTTCAAAATAATAATATTCATCCGATAGCATTATCAGGTCCGCCAGGGGTTGGAAAAACAAAATTCGCCCAAATATTAGCCGAATGTTTAAAAATACCATTTATACAGATAACATTAGGAGGTCAAAATGATGGAGAATTATTACACGGTCACGGATATACATATTCTGGTGCACAACCCGGATTAATAATAAAAAAGATGGTAGAAGTAGGTTCAGCGAGATGTATAATGTATTTTGATGAATTAGATAAATGTGTTAGTAGAAATAGTAGTGGAGTAAATGAGGTGATGAGTATATTAATACATTTAACAGATCCGATGACGAATAATAAATTTCAGGATAGATTTTTTCAGGAGATAACATTTCCATTAAATAAAGTGATATTTATGTTTTCGTTTAATGATATAGAGAAGATAGATAAAATATTATTAGATAGAATGGAAGTGATAAATGTGAATAGTTATAGTATAAACGATAAGATAAATATATCAAAGAATTATTTATTAAAAAATTTATATAAAGAGGTAAATTTTAGAGAGGAAGAGATAATATTTACAGATGAAATAATAAAGATGATAATAGAAGAATATACATATGAGCCGGGAGTAAGAAAATTAAAAAGGAATTTAGAGAATATATTATTAAATTTGAATATAGATAGAATATATAAGAGAAATGAATTTAAAAATAACAATAAAATAATAATAAATGATGATATAATAAAACAGTGTTTAGGAGAAAATAAAATAAATTTTAAATTTATACATAATAATAATATAATCGGATTAGTAAATGGATTATATGCAACATCATTAGGTTCAGGAGGAATAGTACCAATTCAGATAATAAATAATTTATATAGTAATAATAAAAACTTTTTATTAAGATTTACTGGAAATCATAAGAAAATAATGAAAGAGAGTATAATATGTGCTTTTACATCAGCAATTAATTTAATAAAAAAAGAAGAAAAAGAAATATTTTTTAATAATTATAAATATGGATTACATATACATACACCAGATAATGCGACACCAAAAGATGGTCCAAGTGCGGGTTCAGCATTTTGTGTAGGTTTTTTATCAATAATGTTAAATAGGAAAGTGAGAAGAGATGTAGGAATAACGGGAGAAATAGATTTATATGGAAATATAACAAAAATAGGGGGTATAAGATATAAAATAATAGGAGGATATAAAGCAGGATTAAATAAAATAATATTACCAGAAGAAAATAAAGAAGAATATGAATTATTAATAAAGGAAATGCCTGAAATTAATAATAATCAAAAAGAAATAATATTTACTAATAAAATATTAGATATTATAGATTTAATTTTGGAATAATTAATAAAATTAATAAAATTAATAAAATTAATAAATAAAAAATAATAAATAAATAAAAAAAAATTAAATATTATTAAATCTGTAGTTATCGAATAAAAAATTGATTCTAATGAATTCATTATCGAGTTGTTGATTTTTGCTATCAACTTCCATATTAAATTTATTGATTAATTCAAAATTAAATTCATTAGTTTCTTTATTATAAATATTTATAATATTATTATTAATGATACCGAATCTTAAAAATTTAGGTTTAAGACTATCAGCAATTTGAATATCACTCTGATATTTTTTAATTTTAATATTTAAATTATCACATATTGCATCATTTGTTAAAATTTTAATAAATGGTTCCAGTTTTTTATATGCCTTTGCTATTGTTACCTGTGATACATTAAATTTACTCGCTATCACCTTTTTATGTATTTGTAATCCATTTATCATAATCATCAGATAAATAGAACCTGTTGCCAATGATAAAGGTGTATGAACTGAAGCAATACATAATTTTTGTACATTTTTAGAAATTTGTATAGCTTGTTCTGCATAATCATTTTTTATTTTTAGTTCATCACAGAATCTTAAAATAAATTGTTCTGGATTATTATTAGAAGTATTTAATTCAATTTTACATAATTTTGCCATTTTCTGAAACATTTTACAGCCTTTAGTAATTTCTGTATTTTTTAAATTAAATATTTTTGCTATCTCTTTTGGTGATCTGGATTTACCTTTTCTTTTACAAGCAAATAAAACACACGCCGCAATTAAACTCCTTCTATTTACACCTCTTATAATAATATTTTTTCCCATATTTTTTCCATCAAGATGTTTACTCTCACTTAAATTTTTATAAATAATTTTAGCATCATCTTCAATACATTTCATTATTCCGGCTTCTTCACATTTTGCTTGTATTTTCTTAAATACTTCATTTAAACTTCTTTCTTTATATGGCATAGCACTCCAACCGTGTAATGTTTTCAATCTGCTTTTTGTATATCCTCTTATAGTTGTTGCCATAGAAGATTGAGGAAGTAATTTATTAATAGTACTTCCACATCTATTTAATCCTTTTTTACCATCTTCATTAATATTAAGCCATTCAGCATTTGTATCTAAAACAAGATTTAAAATTTTACCACAATCCATACAAATTATACTTCCATTGACAACATCTTCAATAATATTATTTGTATCACAATCTGTACAATATTTCTCATTTTTATTTATTTTATTATTATTATTAATACTATTATTAGAAATATTATCATTATAATCTATTTCATATTTATCTTTATTATTATTATTATTATTATTATTATATACATCAGATATAGTATTATTTAACATATCATATAATGTACCATAATCTATTTCTAACTCCATTCTATTATACTTATATTTAGTCTTTATTATTTTTTTTTCAATTTTTCGCACTTATAAAAATAAATCATAAAAATCATAAAATCATAAAAATTTGAAATTTATATATTATAATAGTAAATAATATACAATGTTATCTAGTCTTATAGATTATATAAAACCAGAATACAAAACATCTTGGGAAACTAATATATTTAGTAATTTTTCTAATAATATTATTGAAAATACTAATGAAAAATTAAATTAACTCTATAATAAAAATAAAAATATTTAATTTAGCTAATTATAATAATTATAAAAATAAAGATAAAGCGATTGGTTTTTTTTTATACCACTAAACTAAATATTTAAATACATTTTCTCTAAATAACAATATTTTTATTATAAATGAAAAAAATAGCAAGTAAATATATAAATGAGTTATATATTAGATAATAAAAAAATTGAAAATAATAATAATATAGATATAAAAAATATATCATTTAATATAGATATGGAAATAGAGAAATTAACAAAGAAAAAACTATTAGAAAAGTGTGAAAATTTAGGAATAAAAAAATGTAAATCAAAAAATAAAACAGAGTTAAAAGAATTGATAAATAGTATAGAAGATAAAAAAGAAGATAAAATAGAAGATAAAAAAGAAGATAAAAAATTAAATGTAATAGATTTATTTTGTGGATGTGGTGGAATGAGTAAAGGATTAACAGATGCGGGATTGAATATAATAGCGGGAATAGATATATGGGATAAAGCAATAAATAGTTATAAAAAAAATTTTGATCATGAAGCAATATGTAAAGATTTGACAAAATTGCCACCAGAAAAATTTAATGAAACATATAATAAAGAAAATAAAAATATTGATTTAATAGTAGGAGGTCCACCATGTCAAGGATTTAGTATAGCAGGAAAAAGAGATATCAAAGATCCAAGAAATTCATTATTCATGGAATATGTAAAATATATTAATTATTTTAATCCAAAAGCATTTATAATGGAAAATGTAATCGGAATATTATCAAAAAAAACTATTGATAATGAAAATATTATAGATATTATTATGAACTTATTAAATGAAAATTATAATTGTATAATAACTAAATTATATGCCAGTGATTTTGAAGTTCCTCAAAA